AATTTATTGGGAAAAACGGATAATAACCATTGTATCTTACCTATTTATTCCATAAATTCGCTTAGTGAATGACAAAATTATCGCAAAAAAGCACTGTGCAAACTACGGAAAGTCAGAAAGAGCTGGTATCTGTGGTGGACTCTTCTTTAGAAGAGACGAGGATGAGCGGTTGATTTACTGGATAGATGAGGAATATCACAATAAAGAGTGTGAACCTAAAGATTGCCCATATTTTAAGAATATTGTACTTCCGGGAGTGAAATGAGAGATTTAGTAGACGAGATAAACAGCAGTATCGGTAAAAAATTGGAAGATTTTCAGAAAATGACTAGAGAGTTCGAAGATTATGAAGAAGAACAAGAGGAATCAGAAGATGAAAGTGATATACATAGCTGGGAAATACACGGATCAGAGTAAAAAGGCGATAAATCACAATATAGACCGTGCTGAGAGGATTTCTAAGAGAATCTGGAGAAATGGCATGGCCGCCATCTGCCCGCATCTTAACACTAGGGGCTGGAATGGGATCCTTTCGCAAGATGAGTTCTTGGAAGGCTACTTCTCCATCGTAAAGAAGTGCGATGCTGTCTTTATGATGGATAATTGGAAGAAATCTGAAGGTGCTAAGGCAGAACACTGGCTTGCCGCCACCTATCAAATACCCATATTCTACAATATAAAAGATTTAAAAGATTGGAATCATGTAGTATGAACAGTTTGAAGTTCTCCATAGTGGAAACTGAGGATTCTATACTAGAAAAGGCTGAGAAACTTGTAATGGGTGATCGTGGTGTGAACTACGGACATCCTATAATAGACTTCTCACGTACTGCTAAGATGTGGACTGCCTTGAAAGATGTGGAGTTTTCTGCTTCAGACGTTGCAAAGTTCATGATAGCTGTGAAACTGTCCAGGGAGACAAACAACCCTAAAAGAGATAATAGGGTAGATATCGCTGGATATGCACTAACCTTAGACATGGTGGAGGAATATGAGTAACTTTAAACTGCGTAACTTCGACCCTGAGGCAGTAATGATACGACCTGGTGGAATGTTTCACCTTTGGTGCTGTGATTGCAAATTAAGGCATACAGTATTTGCTGATATTGAAAATCACAAAAACAAAGAGTTTGTTGTCATAGGACTTGCTAGGGACGATGGAGCGACTAATCTTGCAAGGAAAAATGATAAGATCGTTCTATATCAAAGAAAAGGAGCTGGAGATGCCAAGAAAGCGATGGAGTGATGATGAGGTAGCGATGCTGTTCCAATATGAGAATAGTGCCAAATCTTCCTATGCTATATATAACGAGATAGTAAACTCAGGATATAGTCGTACCTATACCTCGGTTGCCAGGAAAATTCAGAATATGGGCCTTAGGAAGCCCAAAAGGTATAAAACTGGCAAGGAGTTGAGGTTAGGGTATCTTGACATAGAAACCTCTAACCTAAAGGCTAGTATTGGTATAATGCTCTCATGGGCTATAAAACCAAGAGACAAGGGCAAGGTTAGTGGTGCGATCATAGAAAAGGAAGATATTCTTAGTGGCGTGTACGATGGGAAGGTAGTAGAGCTACTTATGGAGGAAATGAACAAATATGACCTCCTATTCACATATTACGGTACCAACTTCGATATTCCTTTTATCCGTACAAGATGTCTTGACCATGACATTCGTTTTCCCGTATATAGAGAAATTAGTCATAAAGACCTCTATTATATGGTTAGGAGCAAATTAAAGCTACATAACAATAAATTGGCTACAGTATGTCAATTTCTTGGTATAAAGGGAAAAACTCCTGTAGAACCAAGATTATGGAGAGAAGCCATGTACGGGAACGAAAAGGCCCTGAAAGAAGTTTACAAGCATAATGTAGAAGACGTAAAGATATTGGAGGAAATGCATAAGAGGATAGAATCATATTGTCCTCCTACAGTGAATCCAATATAATGCAGTCAGCATTTTACCTGGAGGGAGAGGAAAGGAGATAAAGTAATATAAGGACGGGAATGGTAAAATGTTTAAAAAGACCATAAAAGGGAAGGAATATATATTATACGAGGATTATAAGGAGTTTCGCCTTTATGAGGGTCATCCAGTTAAACACTGGAAGGAGGGTGACGAGGGCGATTGGGTAACATCGGATGACGGAAAGATATGCCAGATACTAAAAAAGGGCAAAATGAAGAAGAAACCGTACATTCGTTGCCTTATGGGTACTCATTTCTTAAAAGATGAAATGTCCGGAGATCCTCCCAAGAATATATATTCCTTGTCTGGTGATGAGTATGGTGCAGATATACGACTAAAAAGGGATAAGGCTAATCAAAAGGAGTGGATATTCGCAAAATACGTTGCTACAGGTATGGATCCAACGGATGCTTATCTCAAAGCATTCTCAGCTAATAGTAGAGAATATGCTACTATATGGTCTAAAAGGCTATTAAAAACAAAAAGGGTTAAAAATATTGTGTCAAATGAAATAAAGAAGACAATGGACGATCTGGGGATAACAGAAGATTATCTTCTAGCCGCCGCAAAGGATGTGGTAGAGGAAGGTAGTAAAGATGCGGATAGGGTAAGGGCTATTAGAATGCTTATGGAAATAAGGAATATGTTCCCTAAGGAGTCTAACAAGAGCGAATCTTTAACAGTATTTCAAGGTTTTTCAAGAGATCAGCTGGAGGCACTAAAGGATGCGAAGAATGTCGGGCGAATTGAGGCCGAAATTTCCGAAGACTAAACTAGATAGATGTTTGGCCTGTGAGAAGACTTTAACTAGAGAAGATACAAAACCTCTTTTTGGCCCGTTATCTATTCAGGTGGCGTGGTTATGTAGGCATTGTCACACTATATATGGCATAGATGATGAAATATTAGAATTAGGCAAGTTTGGCTCAACTCAGGTGGGGATAGCATAATGCCATACAATGTGGCAAGAAATAAGACTTTAGCTGTATATGGTACTCTTAGGACTGGATTCGGTCAAAAAGGGTTTATTAATGACTATAAGCTTGTCCGCCCTAAGGGTGCTTGGTTTCCTGCTATAGTAAAAGGAGATGGGAGAGTAATAGTTGAAGTGATGAGAGTATCAGATGACGAGCTTAAAGAGCTTGATAAATATGAGAATGTTGACAATGGGCTGTATAAGAGGGTTTCAGTACCTGTTACTCTATTCAGGAATAAAAAGACATTCAATGCATTTGTCTATGAAGGTGGTGATATAGGCGAATATGAAGAATTATCGGGAGGTGATTGGGAAGTTGAAAAGAAAAAAAACAATAAGTAAGCATGATATAATAAGAGCCTTGAAAGGTATGCTCTCTGACATTCAGACACTTGCACAGCGGGTTGCTATGATGGAAAGTGTGTTATTCAATTATATTGAAATGAGGAAAGATGACAAAAAGCTAATGAAATATATGGAGAAAAATGCCAAGCGTATTAAAGAAGAGACGAAGAAAGATTAAGAGGCATCATTGGAAGAAGAGACAAAAGCAAAACAGGCACAAGAAGAAAAAACGATAGACATAACTTCTTCCAGTAAGGACGAAGTTCTATATATAGCATCTCAAAACCTCATAAACTTTGGTCAGCTATTTCTTCCTGACGACTTTAACAAGTCGAAACCAGCTCCATTTCACTATGAGGTGGGTGATGCGTTATTAAATGATAGCATTAGAAAGCTTTGTGTTGTTCTCCCTAGAGGACATACTAAGTCCACACTTGCAAAAGCCGCACTATTATATAAATTATATTTCAATCCTGATGACAAGATAGAGTTTGCCGCATGGGTATCTGAAGAGCAAGGTCAGGCTATAGATCATTTAAAATATATCAGACACCATGTTGAGTTTAATCCTTTTTTAAACTACTATTTTGGTAGCATAGCAGGTAAGAAGTGGACTGAGAAAGAGATTGAAACGGTTAAGGGTGACAGGGTTATAGCAAAAGGTACCAATCAGAGGCTTCGTGGTCGTGCTCAGATATCTACTCGCTATACACGTATTATTCTAGATGACTTTGAATCTGAATTAAATACGAAAACTAAGGAAAGAAGAACAGAAATTAAAGAATGGCTCATGTCTACTGTATATCCTTCGCTAGAAGAATCTAAGGGTAATGAGGGTAGTATATGGCTTTTGGGTACTATTGTTCATTTTGACTCCGCCTTGCAGGGTATTTATGAATCGTATCTGGATGCCACTAGAAATAATAGAGAATATACATGGCATACTATATTTCATAAGGCTATACAAGATGGTAAGGCTTTATGGCCTTCATACTTTTCTATTGATAAATTAAAAGAGATTAGAAGAGATTATGAGAATGTTGGTCAGATTCATAAATTTAGTCAAGAGTATTTAAACGATGCTAGAGATGTAGCTAATGCTCCTTTCAAAGTAGACAGAATTAACTATTATGATGGCGATTATGTATATCATAATAAGTTTTCTTATTTGAATGTAGGTGATGACTATATACCTATCTATACGTTCATAGGCGTTGATTTAGCCGCAACTGCGACTGATACATCAGATATGCAGGCAATCGTCGTTCTGGGCGTTGATAAGCATAAGAATAGATATGTCCTGGATACATTCTATGATCGAATTCCTATATATGATATGCCTCAAGAGATTATGAACCTGGCTAGAATGTATAACCCTAGAAGAGTTACTATAGAAACTGTAGCCGCACAAGAAATGGTTAGAGATATGGTCACTAGATTATCCGCTAAAGATAGAAAATTGCTACCAGGTATATTTAAGGGCGCCAAGCCACCTCACGGGATTAAAAAAGAGGATAGATTGCTAGCCTCATTAGGCCCAATAATAAATACAAACAAGTTATATGTTAAAAGAAATATGTCTAATGTGGTAGATGAATTGTTTGAGTTCCCTAAGTCCAGGCATGATGATTTTATGGATGCATTGTACTATGCTAATCATTATATAGGTCATAACTACCCTAAGAGCGGCGTTGTGGATGAAGAACAATTTCAATCAAAAAAGAGAAAAACTAAGAAAAGATCGTATTCCTGGCTAACTGGAGCAAGAAAATAGGAAACTTTTTTATGTTTTAGGCATTTTGTCCTTGACATTTATAATTTTTTGTTGTAAATTATGCGGAATGCCCTACGGACGAGACATTCCTGAAACGGAAAGATTGGCTCTTCTAGCACAGCTCCAAGAGTTGTTCGGTGAAAAGCAAGGCTATCCCTATCAAAATCATTCTAATGGAATGAATTCTTTTGGTATGAATTCATTCAGTCCTACGTCTTCTCCCTATTCAAAAAACAATAACTTACTTGATAGATTAAAAGAATTTATGGGTAATTATAATAATATGCAATATAATAATGGCCCTTCCTACTGACGAAAGAGCACAGATGAATCAAGAGCTTTTACGCAAATGGCGTGATGCTCGTATTACTTGGGACACTGATGCTAGAATGGATATTGATTTCTTTTTGGGAAATCATTTTACCACAGCAGAGTCTAGTGAACTGTCATCAAGAAGTCAAGCAGATATACCAATGGATAGGATTTCTCCTGCTGTTGAAAAATTAAAAAGCGTTTTAACTGCCAGGCCTCCGATTTTTACTATTATACCTAGAGAGGACTCTGACCATCAGGTTGCCTCTACATGGAGACATATCTTAGGTTATGTATGGGATATATCTGATGGCGATCATCAGATGAAACAAGCGATTGCAGATTATGCTATTACAGGATTAGGATACTTATATGCTTATATAGATAGGGAAGCAGATTTTGGTAGAGGTGACGTGAAGTTTACCTATGTTGACCCGTTTAGGGTTTATGTTCCACCTTCCGCAAGAGATAGGTGGTTTTTAGATGCCGAGGGCATCATTCTTTCTACCATCTTAACAGGCGAGCAGATCGTTAACCTCTACCCTGAATTAGATGATACAATAGATGAAGAAGGCAATACAACGGATGGATTGATTAAACAGGTTTCTGGCGTTATGGAAGAAGATTATCCAGATGCTCAGAATAGAGCAACCATGTCAACGTGGACTCCAGCAGAAGCAAAAGACTTAGAATGGGGTAATGATAAGTATCAAATACTTGAAAGGTTCTATCCGATAAAAGTTCCATTCTATAGAATACTAGATGCACGAAATGGATCAGAACAGGTAATGGATGAAGATTCATTCGGCACATTCATGGAGGAGAACCCAGGACTCTTTGAAAGAGGATTCATGGAGTTTGAGCAAGTTTATCAGAATAGAATTGCTGTCTGTGCCTCCGTTGGAGAGATTGTACTTTATGAAGATGTTTTAAATACTGATGTATATCCTATAGTTCCATTACCTAATATTTGGACTGGAACTCCTTATCCCAAGTCTGATGTATCCAGAGCAAGGCCGATGCAGAAACTTCTCAACAAGTTATGGTCATTAGCCCTATCTCATGCACAGGCTTCTGCGGGATTAAAACTTATTGTACCTCTTGGATCCATTGAGAATATAGAAGATTTAGAAAGGGATTGGGCAAATCCCAATGCTGTTATTGAGGTTGATACTAGTCAGGGCGAACCTCATTATCCTGCCCCACAACCACTTGCCGGAGAGTTTTACAGGCTTATTCAACAGTCTGAGTTTTATATAGATTTTATATTTGGCTTGCCTGAGATGATGCATGGATTTGCAGAGAAGGCACCGGAGACTGTTAGGGGTACTGAGGCTATGGTGGCATTAGGATCCGAAAGACCGAAGTCCAAATTGAGAGATATAGAATTTAGTGTTAATAGATTGGGGAGAGTACTTTACTGTCTTTCTAAAGGGCATTATACATTTCAGAAAATATTCTCTCTCGTCCAGTCTAATAACGCACTAACAGAGGTTATGATAAATTCATACGATGATATGACCGGCGCTGTTATAGATATACAGAAAGACAGAATGAACATAGGTCAACATGATATAAAAATTGAACCAGGTAGCACATTACCAGAGAGTAAGTGGGCCACTTATGGGGTATACCTGGAAGCGTTTCAAATGGGTCTTGTAGATAGAATGGAAGTATTGAAGAAGAACCCAGAAATATTTGATAAAGAAGGTGTAATGCAAAGATTAAATGAAGTTGAACAATACAAAGCTCAGGTTGAGCAATTACAGACCCAATTACAGGGACTCAGCCAAGAGCTTGAATCTGCTAAGAAAGAATCAAGTAGTGATAAGCAGAGAGTTCAAATCGAAAAGTTTAAGTCCAGGTTATCTGAAATTGAAGCAAGGATGGACTCTGATAGAAGGGTCAATCGTGCCAAATTCAACAATGCTGTGCTTAGAGAGACGGATAAACTCAAAAGAGTATCCGATGAAATGGCTAACGCAGAGGGCGCCTAAAGGCGTTGAAGTCAAAAAAACAATATGGTGAAGTCCTGTATAGGGAAATCTTAAAAGGTTCTACCCGTAAATCAGGAACATCAAAGGAGTAAAATTATGGCTGAAACAAATCAACCACAGGAGGCTTCTGAAGAACTTGTAAGCGAAGGAATCCAAGATGAGGTTTATGAAATCGAGGAGGAAGATGAAGAGGTTAGAAAATTCCAATCATTATATGATAGGTCTCAGGCTGAGAATCAAAAACTTGAATCTCAGGTTCGGGAGATGGAAAAATTCAAACCACTTGTTAACCTTCTTGAAAATAGACCCGATCTAGTATCAATGATACAGGAAAATATCGCAGGACGAGGTCAACAGGAGAAGACTATGACGGAAGATGAATTTAACCCGTGGGATGCTTATTATAAACCAGAATCTCCATCTTATAAATTGCGGATGAAAGATCAGCAAAAGATGGTTGATTCAACAGTGGGCCGTCATATGTCGGCACTACAAGAACAAATGTTTGTAAATAATCTTCAGACTGATTTAAAAAGTAAATACAATTTTACTAACGATCAGGCTAGTAGGTTCGTGAAATTCTTTTCACAGCCTAAAGAGAACTTATCAATAGAAACATTAGTTGATGTATTTCTAAAGAATGAAAATGAAACGACTGCAAGACCAAATTCTTCTTTAGACCAGGTAAGGGCAAATAAGCAATCTCCTCGTTCCCCTGGAGTGATCCAGGGCCAGCAACCTGAAACCAAATCCGGTAAGGATAAAATGTGGGATCAGGTTATAAATGCTGGAAGTCGAACAAATGTGTTATAAATGTTAAATCGAGGAAAAGAAAATGGCTACGATTAATACAGGGATAACTAAATTTGGCACTCCTGGTGCAAGCAATACTGATTTCCACACTAGACGACTATTTGACTTTAGTGATAGGGTAGCAGAATTAGCTCCAGATGAGTCTCCATTTTTTGTTTATTTGTCCCAAGTTGGAAAAGTACCCACATCAGATTCTCAATTCCGATTTCTAGAAGATAGATCAAAGGTATCAATTACTGACAGATCATTCAGGCTTAAAGGTGGCATAACATTAGTTGCCGCTGGAAGCCCTGATACTGTTATTTTTGATAATACTGCACAAGACGATGGTGTGGATTATCTATTACCGGGAATGGTAGTTGCTATCGGTGACGATGATGGCAATGACGTTCCTACAACAGCTAATGTACGAATCAATACTGTTGACAATTCATCTTCTGCAACGCAAACTACGTGTACTGTTACATCAATTTCAGTCCCAGGAGGCAGTACGCTTGCCTTGGTTGATAATGCTAAGTGTACGGTAATCGGAACTTCTTTCGAAGAAGGCTCAGGAGCTCCAGACGTATGGTCTGAAGAGGTAGAGCATGACTATGGTTATACTCAAATCTTCAAAACCGCTATTGAAATGACAAATACGGCTAGAGCAACTGTGTATAGAGGATATTCTGATGAATGGTCAAGACTATGGAATCTTAAGTTAAGAGAACATAAAATAGACATAGAAAGAGCGATGCTCTTTGGTCAAAGAGGTTCAGCTAATGGCATTCAATATACTGATGGCATTGTTGGATCTACAATTTATAATGGGCTTAGTAATGTTGTAAATGATGGCACTCAGCTATCTTATAATTCAGGCGAAGCTTATTATAAATCTAATACATTAGGTGAATGGACATATGATGATATATTGAGTGATATGGAAGTTATATATGACCCTGCAAGGGGTGGTGGTTCTTCTAAATTGGCTCTCGCCAGTTTGCCTGTAATATCTCATTTCAATAAACTTGCATCAAGCAATACTTTCCTAGGTGGAAGTGTTGGTACCCATGCTCCTTATAACTTCGAAAGAAGTCAGGGAACATTTGGTCACAAGGTTATGAAAGTTGAGACTGTTCATGGTGATCTGTCCTTAGTTAAAGAGCCTCTGTTTAGAGGATTTGCTGCTGGATTTTGCATGCTAGTTGACCTAGATCATGTATCTTACAGACCTCTTGTTGGTAATGGTATCAACAGAGATACTTCAATTACAACGAATGTTCAGAGTGCAGACGAAGACCTACGGAAAGACTTGATCCTCACAGAGGCTGGTCTTGAAGTTACGCTTCCTGAGACTCATGCATTAATTAACCTACAAGCTGTAGGACAGGAGCCGTAATGAGAAGTGATGTTATAAATAACAATAGCTTAAAGTTCGGCGATGGCGCTGATTTTCATGGCGATGCTATGCCTTTGCAATATAAGGAAAAAATAGTATTGCTAACAGATCAGGGTGGAGCTGGAGCGATAAGAAGTGCGTTGACTATGGCTGATTCAGGTACTCATTTTATAGTGCCTGCGTTGACAAGTGGCACACAGACTATTGCATTACCTGCAGTAAATGAAGATAATGTAGGATTCTGGTGTAGATTCACAATGTTAGCAACAGCCGCACAGGTATTTAGTGTAGATACTGCGGCTTCTGCTGATAAGATAATCACGTCAGAGCCTGATGGTGACGGTACAAATACAGTAAATGCAAGTGCTGATGGATTCAATTTCACGGCAGCAGCTTTAGTTGGATCTTCGTTTAAGATTACGATGATTTCTTCAACAGCCGCAACAGCATTTGCAGTATCTGATCTTGTTAGTGCGATTGCCGCTGGTACTGGTGAGCATGTAGCAGAATAAGCTATTTAATCCGAATCAATAAGGATTAGCAGTTATAAACTGTGAGATAAAGCGATAAAGGTTTTATCTCGAATTAGGTGGTTGGAGAGTCAAATTTCCTTCCACCTCTATGATAGTCGCTAAGATTTGCAATAGACATGGATATCATAAAGGTGCTTCTTGCCCTAAGTGCGAGAAATCTAAATCAAAAGATAAGAAATGGACTACTGATATCTACATGATTAGTGAGATAGGTAAAAGAACTGATATAGAATTTAGGACAGTGCCTATAGAAGAGGATATTAAAAACTTTAGGAGAAATGCATAATGCCGAGAAAAGGTAAGACAACTAAGTATGGTGGCAAGAAAAGAAAACATAAAACTGTTAAAGCTGCCAAGAAATATAGTGCCAAAATGAAGAAAAAGAAGGGGTACTAATGGCTAACGAATTAAGAATTGAAGCTCAGCTAGAATATAGCAAGAGCGGTGTCAAGCAAAATAAACATGATTCTACTTATGCGGATGTTTCTGGAGATTCCTTTACTCATGTAGTTCAAGAAGTTGGTACTAGTGATGAGCTGATAGTTATTGGTAGTGATGTTGCAACTTGGGGATATGTATATCTTAAAAATCTAGATTCAACCTATTATATAGAAGTTGGTCTA